ATACATCGTTTCAACATTCTCAAATGTAAGCAAGAGATGTAGGGCGTATGCAATAGTGCTTGCTGAAAAAGAAGGGATCTTAGAAGCAAATGTGAATGCATTCCATGACTATTTGGAGTTTATGGATACATTCAACTATGATGGAACGATNNTGAATGACATTATCGCTAAAAAGAAAAATGATATTTCTGACGATGATCAAGAAGCTAAGTTACTCAAAGAAGAGGAAGAATCTGAACGAATGGCTAAGATTGATAGACGTGATCCTTATCTCATAACTTATGATGAGTATCTCGACCCTAAATATGATCATTATGACAAGATTGAATTATTTTATTATAAGTTGGATGATACGGTATGCGATGATAATGACGCTATTATAGAGGATCCTGACGAAACTCTTGGCTGGGATTTCTTTGAGGAATTAGAGAAGTATCAAACCGTGTACGTACGTAATGAGCCGTTATATTCTCAATTTAAGATCACTGGTTTGGATCTCAGTTATGAACAGGACGTTATTGGATGGATTGGAACGGATAAGGAGCGAGAGGTTTGGCGAATGAGAAGAGGAAAAAAGGTTGAGAAGTAATTAGATGGCCAATATGCTCGCGAGAATTACATACCTTATAATGAGAACTAAACTTAATTGTAAGGAGTAATGAAATGAAAAAGTTTTTAAATGCATATTGGTCATTAGTAAAGAATAATATGGGGTTCTACAAGAAGCACTGGAAAGGAATGCTAGTGTTGAATGTAGTGGCTTGCATCTTAACTATGGGAGTGACCTTTGGAACACTTTATAAGGACGAAATTAAAGAACTCGCACTTAATAAGTTAGGAATTGAAAAGAAAGAGGAAGAGGCTTAACAGCCTCTCCTTTTTTTATATTTTGGAGGAAATATGAGAGACAATAAGCTTAAATATTATGAGTATTTATTAAGTTTAATAGAGCGGACGGACGATAATTATCGTATGATGCTTGACTTACTGTGGGCAAAGGAGTTTTATAGCATTGTGAAGAATGACGATAATAGAGCTGAGGATGGTATAGCATTAAGATTGGAATCGAACATCATTAATGATGGAATTCTTGGACCGGCTAGATGTCTGGAAGTATTAATTTCCTTAGCCAGAAGATGTGAGCTTATATTGTATAGTAGTGACGCTGCCATGGATTATAAGGATATTTTCTGGGAGTTTATAAGGAATTTAGATTTGGAGAAGTACAATTATACTTATTGGTGTTCTAGAGGTTCTCAAGCAGATTTTGAGATAGACGAGATACTTACGAGATGGTTAGACAGGAAGTATAAAGCTAACGGAGAGGGAGGGATATTTCCACTGAAACGCCCGAGAGAGGATCAAAGAAAAATTGAATTATGGTATCAGATGCACGCATATTTGATAGAAAAGATGGGTTATAAAAAGTGACAACTTTCGTGAAAAAATGCCACTTTTAAAGTCAATTTTGAAAAATGCGATTTTTAGCAAAAGTGACAAAAAGTGCCATATTTTGTCACTTTTAAAAAAAAAGTGGCACCCCCTAAAATTGTGAAAGAATGGCTTCATGAAGCCATTCTTTGGGGTAAAAATTGTGTTAGGTGTCGTTTTGTCATTTTTTTTTATTATTAAATATATATATATAAAAAATACTATATTTTATATATTAATAGAACCCCCCCTAAAAAACGCATTTTTGACAATCGACGCAATTAACTCAAAAAGAAAACGGAGAATAAAATGGATTTCTATACAATTAAAGAAGTTCCTTTGAAGAAGTCAATACTTGTTAAGCCAAGCTTCTTAGTTAAGAAGTCTAAAAGTATAATGGTTCGTGGAAGATCGTTTTATGCAATATGGGATGAAGAACAAAAAACTTGGTTAACAGATGAAATGGATGTTGTTCGAATGATTGATAATCATCTATGGGAACATGCAAATGAACTTATTAAAAAAGGCGAAAAAGTATTTGTTAGAACAATGAAAAGTAGTGATTCTGGTATATGGAGAAATTTCAACAATTTTGTTAAACTTATGCCTGATAATTTTGAACCATTAGATGATAGTATTAGATTCGCTAATGATATTATTGATAAATATTCTTTTTCATCTCGTCATTTACCATATAATCTTGAAAAGGGTTCATGTGAATCTTATAATAGATTAATGAATGTGTTGTATAATAAAGAAGAAAGAGATAAACTTGAATGGGCAGTAGGTAGTATTTTATGCGGTGAAAGTAAAAAAATACAAAAATTTATCGTAATGTATGGGGAAAGCGGAAGTGGTAAATCTACATTTTTAAATATTGTGCAAAAACTTGTAGAAGGGTATTATATTTCATTTAATGCACATGCTTTAGTTAATACATCTGCACAATTTGCAACAGAAGTATTTAAAAACAATCCTTTAGTTGCAATTCAACACGATGGAGATTTATCTAAAATTGAGGATAATAGCACATTAAATTCTATTATATCTCACGAACCCATTATTATAAATGAAAAGTATAAATCTCAATATTCTTTAGTTCCACAATGCTTTTTGTTTATGGGCACAAATAAATCTGTAAAGATATCTGATTCACAATCGGGATTGATAAGAAGATTGATTGATGTTTCTCCAAGTGGAAGAAAAGTAAGTTCTTATGAGTATAAAAAATTAATAAAAGAAATAGATTTTGAACTTGGAGCGATTGCATATTATTGTATTGAAAAGTATAAAGAAATGGGTGAAAATTATTATGATAATTATAAACCAGAAAAGATGCTTTTTGAAACAAATATAGTTTATAATTTTATGCAAGAGAATTTTCTTCAATTTCATAATATGAAATTTATTAATTTGACACGAGCATATGACATGTTTAAACAATTTTGTTTGGATGCTGGTGTTCAATATATAATGAATCGTCAAACATTTTTAGGAGATTTTCGTGTTTATTTTAATAATTACAAATCTCAATGTCATATAGATGGTACTCATTATTATCATGTATTTTTCGATATAAAAAATGAGTTATTCGATAAAATAAATATTAGAAACGAAGAAGATATGGTAGAAGAAAATTGGTTAAAAATTAATTCTGATATTTCTTTATTTGATTCAGAGTATAAAGATGCACCTGCACAAAGAGCGAATTTTAAAGGAATTCCAGATTATTCTTGGGATAATTGTAAAACAAAGCTAAAAGATATTTTGACATCAGAATTACATTTTGTTCGTTTGCCAGAAAATCATATTGTTATTGACTTTGATTTGAAAAATGAAAAAGGTGAGAAAGATTATGAAAGAAATTATTTAGAAGCAAGTAAATGGCCAAAAACATATGCAGAGCTTAGTAAATCTGGAGCAGGAATTCATTTACATTATATTTATGAAGGAGATGTAACGAAATTAGCATCATTATATTCTGAAGATATAGAAATAAAAGTATTTACAGGAAAATCATCCCTTAGAAGAAAATTAACAAAGTGTAATGATATTCCAATTATGAAAATTTCTTCTGGATTACCGGAAAGGAAAAGAAATAAAATGATAAACCCAGTAGCAATTGAGAGCGAGAAACATATTAGACGATTGATTAAAAAGTGTTTGAATAAAGAAATTCATTCAGGAACTAAACCAAACTGTGATTTTATATTTAAAATTTTAGAAGATGCGTATAATTCTGAAATTTCATATGACGTATCAGATATGCGAAATAACGTATTAGTATTTGCAATTAATAGCACCAATCAATCAAGCTATTGTATAGACTTGGTTAATAAGATGCATTTTTGTAGCAAAGATACAAAAGAAGGAGAAATATCACCAAATGATTTTGTATTTTATGACGTTGAAGTATTTAGAAATTTGTTCTTGGTATGTTATAAAATAGCGGGACCTGATAATCAAGTTGTATCACTAATTAATCCTAGTGGTGATGAAATTGAAAAACTATTTAAGTTTAAACTTATTGGGTTTAATAATCGTCGATACGATGATCATATGTTGTATGCTAGATATATTGGATATACAACAGAACAAATATACAATCTAAGTTCAAAAATGATTACAAAACAAGATTCATTAGCTCATGGTTTTAAAGAAGCATATAATATTTCATTTACTGATATTTATGACTTTTCTTCTGTTAAACAAAGTCTTAAGAAATGGGAAATTGAATTGGGAATCCATCATCAAGAATTTGAATTTGATTTTAATGAAGATCTACCAGAAGAATATTGGCAAAAAGCTATTGAATATTGTTCAAATGATGTAATTGCAACTGAGATATTATTTTATGAAAGAAAAGCAGATTTTATTGCAAGAGAAATATTGGCAGATTTAGCGGGAGGAAAACCGAATCAAACAACAAATACATTAACAACCAAAATTGTTTTTGGAGATGTAAAAGATCCGAAATTAGTATATACAAATTTAGAAGAAACATTTCCTGGTTATGAATTTTTGCGTGGAGATGATGGAAAGATGCATAATATGTACAGAGGAACCGATGTTGGATTTGGTGGGTATGTATATGCAGAACCAGGTATGTATTATGATGTTGCATTAATAGATGTACAATCTATGCATCCAAATTCAATGGTTGCGATGAATTATTTTGGAGAATATACAAAGAACTATGAAGATATTCTAAAAGCACGAATTGCAATAAAACAAAAAGATTTTGAATCTGCAAGAAAAATGTTAGGCGGAAGATTAAAACCATATTTAGATGATGAATCAAAAGCAGAAGATTTGGCCTATGCATTAAAAATAGCACTCAATAGTGCTTATGGATTAACTAGTGCCTCTTTCAAGAACGCCATGCGGGATTCTAGAAATGTAAATAATATTGTAGCACTTCGTGGTGCTCTTTTTATGAGAACTCTCCAAGATGAGGTTCAGAATAGAGGTTTTAAAGTTATTCATATAAAAACAGATTCAATAAAGATTGCATGCGCAACAAAAGAAATAATTGAATTCTGTAAAGATTTTGCTAGAAAATATGATTATATATTTGAACACGAGGCAACATATGAAAAGATATGTCTTGTTAATAATGCGGTATATATAGCAAAATATTTATGGGCAGCTAAAACAAAGTTAATTGGGAAATGGACAGCAACAGGAGCACAATTTGCAGAACCTTATATTTTTAAAAAACTTTTTAGTAAAGAAAATTTAGTAGATGATGATTATGCACAAGTAAAATCTGTAACCTCCCCCGCAGCAATGTATTTGGATTTTAATGAGAATCTTGCAGAAGGAGAGCATAATTATCATTATGTTGGAAAGGTAGGATCTTTTGTTCCAGTTTTACCAGGAGAAAATGGTGGAATATTATATAGAATGAAAGATCAAAAATATGATTCTGTTGTTGGTACTAAGGGATATCGTTGGAAAGAATATGAAGTAGTCAAAAATTTTTATGAATTATGTGAAATTATTGATATTTCATATTATAGAAGCAAACTTGATGAAGCTATGGATGATATTCGTAAATTCGGAGATTTAGAAACATTTTTAGATGTTTTAGATTATGATGTTAATATTGATGAAGATTCAATAGATCCAATAGGATTTGATGAAGTTCCTCAACAAGAAGCTGTTGCTCATGCAACAATTAGAAAAGGAGATTATTAATGGCTAAAACTTATAAAGTTACTGATAGAGTAACAATTTATAATGCAAGATTAATGTTTCGTAATTTTAGTGGAGAAGAAACGCAATATAACCCAAAAGGAAATAGAAATTTCTGTATTTTTCTAGATTATAGTGTTGCGGAAAAGATGGAGAAAGATGGTTGGGCAATTAGATGGTTAGATTCAAAAGATCCAATAGAACCACCGCAACCAATAATTTCTGTAAAAGTTTCTTTTGGGAATTTTCCTCCAAATATTGTTCTTATTTCTGAAGGAAAGAAATCTAAAATAACAGAAGATAATATAAATATTTTAGATTGGGTTGAGATTGAGAATTGCGACGTTGTATTAAGTCCATATACATGGACTGTTAGAGGACAAACAGGTGTAAAAGCATATTTGAGGAGTATGTATATAACATTATTGGTAGACGATCTTGCTAAGAAATATGAATATGATGAGGGAGCTGATGCAGCAATAGGCGGTTGTGGTCAGTGTGATATTTGTGATGGTTCTTGTGGAAATCCTGCGCAATTTTAAATAATAAAGTATTTTGGAGGTAAGAGTTTGAAACAACTTAAAGATTATCAATTAAAAGCAATTGAGAGAATGCACAATGGATGTGTTTTAGTTGGTGGAGTAGGTTCTGGTAAAACTCTTACCTCTTTAGCTTTTGTATTTACAAAATGGTTAAAAGGTGTAACTCCATTAATAGAGTTTAATACTTTTAAAAAGCAAGAAATTGAAAAAGATATTTATGTTATAACAACAGCAAGAAAAAGAGATTCATTAGACTGGATTCGAGAAGCAAGTAATATTCCAGTAAATTTAAAAGTTGTAGATTCTTGGAATAATATAAAGAAATATGAAACGATAAAAGATGCAATATTTATATTTGATGAAACACGTGTTTTGGGTTATGGAAGTTGGACACATTCTTTTTTAAAGATAACTTCTAAAAATCAATGGATATTACTTTCTGCTACACCAGCTGATACTTGGATGGATTTTATGCCTGTCTTTATTGCAAATGGATATTATAAAAATAAAACAGAGTTTATACGAGAACATGTTATTTATTCAAGATTTTCAAAATATCCAAAAGTAGAAAGATATATAAATCCAGCAAAACTTATTAGAATAAAAAATAATATAGTTGTTCAAATGAATTTTGTTCGGCAAACAAAACAACATCATATAGATATTTTCTGTGATTATGATAAAAACAAATTTAATACATTGCTATTTGATAGATGGAATATATATGATAATTGCCCAATTAAAGATGCTGGACAACTTTGTTATTCTTTAAGACGTGTTGTAAATTCAGACACGAGTCGAATAGAAGCTTTAAATGATATTTTAAAACAACATCATAAAATTATAATATTTTATAATTTTGATTATGAATTATTTATTTTAAGAGAATGGTGCGAATCAATTAATATATTATTTACTGAATGGAATGGGCATAATCATAATGATATTCCAGACGGAGAAAGTTGGGTATATTTATGCCAATATATTGCTGCAGCAGAAGCATGGAATGCTACTACAACGAATTGTATAGTATTCTTTTCTCCAACATATTCATATAAAGGAATGATACAAGCTTCTGGAAGAATTGATCGTATGGATACTAATTATGTAGATTTATATTATTATCATTTATTAACAAAAAGTATAATTGATTTAGCAATTCAAAAATCATTAAATTCAAAACAAAATTTTAATGAATCAAAATTTTTACAAAATTTATAAAATGCAGAAAAAACATACCCTATAATAGAATAGATATGATGTCTGTCCGTTAAAAAACCGGATTGGAGCCCGAGAAGGCAACATAAATTATATCTTATTCTTTTATTTTTAGAAAGGAGAAAATATGAAGGAAAGAGATTTTCAACATATAGTAATAGAAAAAATTAGAAAAAGATTTCCAGAAGCAATTATTTTAAAGAATGATGCTAACTATTTACAAGGATACCCTGATTTAACTATTCATAAAAATGGTAGATATGCAATTATAGAGTGTAAGCGTTCGAAAGATGAAACTCATCAACCAAACCAAGATTATTATATTGATAAAGCAAATAACGATGGAGGTTATGGTGCATTTGTTTACCCAGATAATTTAGATATTGTTTTAGAAGATTTAGATAATGTATTTAATCCTATAAGTTATTGTGGATCTATAAGAACAAAAAATAATAGTTGGAGATAGAAAATGAGATTTAATAAACATATTGGATTAGAAGGAACTCATGCTTTTTTATCTCCATCTAAATATTATTGGGTTGGGTATGATGATGAAAAATTTTTACAAACTTATAATAGTTGGCAAGCTGCCAATCGTGGCACAGAGCTTCATAAGCTAGCTGCCGATTTAATTCGTTTAGGAGTTAAATTACCTCGTGTTAATAAAACATTAAATATGTATGTAAACGATTGTCTTGGATTTCATATGGAACCAGAAGTATGTTTATTCTATTCATACAATTGTTATGGTACAGCAGATGCAATATCTTTTAGAAAAAATGAATTGCGTATTAGTGATTTAAAAACAGGAAAAACACAAGCTTCACTAAAACAATTAGAAATTTATGTTGCTCTTTTTTGTTTGGAATATAATATGTCACCAAATGATATTGATATTGAGATTAGACTTTATCAATTAGATGAATGTCTTTGTGAAAACCCAGATCCAGAAGATATTTTATATATTATGCAAAAGATACGAGACTTTGATGACAAAATTGAAGAAATAAAAAATAATTAAAAGGGGCTTTTAAAATTATGGCTTATTTAAAACATTATGGAACCCCTCGACATTCTGGAAGATATCCATGGGGGAGTGGTAAAGATCCTCAACGATCAAAATCATTTTCAACGCAAGTTTCAGAACTTAAAAAACAAGGCATGTCACAGCCAGAAATTGCAAGAGCATTAGGTTTGAAAAATACAACAGCTCTTCGTGCTAAAATTCATACAGAAAAAGAAGCTTTATATGGTGCACAATTAGCGATGATAACCAGATTAAAAGAAAAAGGTTATTCAAATAAAGCAATTTCTGAAAGAATGGGGTTATCTCAAAATACAATAAATAATATTTTACTTCCAGAAGTTCAGAAAAAACATGAAATAAATAAAGCAACCGTAGAAATGCTTAAAAAACAAGTGGACGAGAAAGGAATGATAGATGTTGGTGCAGGTTCTAATTTACAAATTGGAGTTACAAGATCTAAATTGGATGTATCTATTAAAGAATTACAACAAAAAGGATATGCTTTAACAGATATTCAAGTTCCACAATTAGGAACGCAGATGAAGACAACAGTTAGGGTTTTAATGAGCCCAGAAGTAATGGATAAGGCTAGAAAAGAATATATTATTCCTAATAATGACAAATGGAATAATAAAACAAAAGAACAACAAGATTCAACAATAGCATACACATATGCTTCAAAAAATTCATCTGATATACGAATGATTTCTGATTGGTCTAATGATGGAGGAGAAACATATATTAGTGTTAAACCTCCAGTATCTGTTGATTCTAAACGTATAATGGTTCGTTTTGATGATGATACTCCATCTGGAAGTTCTATGGATGGTGTTATTCAAATTAGAAGAGGAGTTTCTGATTTAGCATTACCTACAAATAAACACTATGGTCAAGCTCGTATCGCTGTTGATGATAAGTATTATATGAAAGGTATGGTAATTTATGCAGATGATATGCCAAAAGGTATTGACATAATATATAATACTAATAAAAATTCATCTGTTGGTAAATTAGGTGCTATGAAGAAAATGAATATTGGTATCGAGGATACTGATGGAGGAACTATTTATTTAGATAAAGATGGAAAACAGAAAATTAATGAATTTGGAGCAACTATAAGACAATATACATATACAGATTCAAATGGTAATGAGCAACAATCTGCTATAAATATTGTCGGGTTTCCAGGAAAAGAAGATAGTGGAGTAGAAGGTGGATGGAATACATGGTCAAAAACTCTATCTAGTCAATTTTTATCAAAACAATCACCTACTTTAGCAAAACAACAATTAGATCTTTCGTATTTAGATCAAAAAGAAAAATTTGATTCTTATTTAAAAATAACACAACCAGCTGTAAAACAACGTTTATTAGATTCATTTGCTGATGATTGTGATTCTAAAGCTGTACATTTAAAAGCTGCTGCATTACCAAGACAAACTTCAAAAGTTATTATTCCCATTACTTCTTTAAAAGATAATGAAGCTTATTCTCAAAACTATCGCAATGGAGAACAAGTAGCTTTAATTAGATACCCACATGCAGGGTCATTTGAAATCCCAGTTCTTACAATTAATAATAAAAACAAAGAAGGTTTAGCAGTTTTAGGAGATGCAGAAGATGCTATTGGTATAACACCAAAAGCTGCAGATAAGCTTTCAGGAGCTGATTTTGATGGAGATAGTACAATTGTTATACCATATAATAAAAATTTAAAAGTTGACTCCACCCTTTCTGCATTAGAGGGGTTTGATCCAAAGAAAGCATACCCAAAATATGATGGAATGCCTACAATGACATCTAGACAGAAGCAAATGGAAATGGGGTATGTCTCGAATTTAATTACCGATATGACAATTAAAGGTGCCACTCTAGATGAAATAGCTAGGGCTGTAAAACATAGCATGGTCGTAATTGATGCAGAGAAGCATGAATTAAATTATAAACAGTCCTATATAGACAATGGAATAGCACAGTTAAAAGAAAAGTATCAAGGCGGAAAAAGAAGTGGAGCATCCACTTTAATTAGCAGAGCTTCTTCTGAAGAACGGGTAGGTATTAGAAAACCTCTTATAAAAGAAGAGGCATCTTCATATGGAAAACCCCTTGTTCGTAAAAACTTATACTCTGTTGATACAACAACAGGAGAGAAAGTATACTCCTATACGGGAGAAGGATACACTAATAATAAAGGGAGATTTACTTTAAGGACCACCCAATCTACAAAGATGTATGAGGCTAAAGATGCTAAAGAGCTTCTTTCTAATAATCCATCTACAATAGAATTAGTATATGCAAATTACGCAAATGCAATGAAACAATTAGGAGATTTAGCAAGAAAAGAAAGCGCAGCAATAGAGGTGACACCTTATTCTCCATCTGCTAAAAAGGTATACGCAAATGAAGTAGTTTCACTAAAAAATAAACTTCAGATTGCTAAATCTAATGCTCCTTTAGAGAGGCAAGTTCATCTTGTTGGAAATAAGATTTTAGCTTCAAAGAAAGCAGCAAATCCTGATTTAGATGCTTCACAAATAAAAAAATTAAAAGGACAAATTTTAGTTGAAACAAGACAAAGAGTTGGAGCTTCTAAACAAAGAATTCAAATTACAGAGAAAGAATGGGAAGCGATAGAGTCTGGAGCAATTAGTAATAATTTACTTTCTGAAATTTTAAACAACACAAATTTGGAAGTTATTCAAAAATTAGCTACTCCATCTACTAAAAATGTATTAACGGAAGCAATGTTAGCAAGAGCTCGCATATATAAACAACAAGGAAGAACATTAGCAGAGATTGCTGATGCTTTGGGTGTATCTGTGTCATTATTAACCAAATATTTGAAAGGAGAATAAAATTAATGGAATCGCTATTGACAACAATTGATAATCCATTTAATCCATTTATTGAATGGGATAACTGGAGACGATTCGATGAAGATCATAAGTATTATACATCAAATTATTTAGCTAGAATTGCAAAAGTTTCAGAAGAGCTATCTGATGTAGACTATAATAATGCAATAGATGATGCTATTAATGAAATTCTAAATTTAAATATACTTGGAATTTATAGAAGAATTTATAAAGATGGTAGTTTTACCAAAAAATAATATCAAATGCATAGGGGGGGAGGGATATAATATCAATCCCACCC